ATAATGAGGATGTGTAGGCGCTGCAATAATATGTAGCGTCTTGTTTGTTGTTAAAAAAAAGTTAAGCGCAAACGTGTTGCATTTAAGAAGGGGAGAGACAAATGAAAATAACTATACAAAAACAGGAGATGATTAGTTTGCTATATAAAACCATGGATGAATTTTTAAAAGAATAATAAAAAAAGGCACAGCCGTATCATTTATAAGAGACAATCAGCTGTGCAAAGATGAAGTGTAGAGAGCCAATTCAAAACACTACACATATTCAGGATACTTTTACTATAACTGAAAAGAGATACAAATGTAATTGAATAAAAGACCGTTGTAAACGGTAAAACAAGAGGAAAAGGATGTATGTATTTCTGAAGGAATAGTCGAAAAAAGCAAAGCCGTATCATAATGTGGAAAATGATACGGCTTTGTAAGGATGGTGACAAAGAAAAATCGTTTTACAATACTAGAACACTTTTACTATAACTGAAAAGATAGAAAAATGTAATTATAAAAATTCCCTTTATCAACGGTAAAACGAGAAGAAAACAGGCAAGAAAACAAATTTAAAGTAGCGAATCTGCTGCTTTTTTATTTTGAATAGAAAAAAGGAATCCCGAAAGATCCCTTTTTCTAGCACAATAATAAAAGTACAGCCCCTTCTCAAAGAGACATGAGACATGAGTGATCAAATTCACTATAACATAATGGGTCGTACACGATTACATTAAATATTTCCTTTGATAAAGGACAAATCCTGAATAAGTAGTTGAAAAAAAGTAAAACCAGCTAACCTAAAAAGGAAGCTGGCTTTGCTTGGAAGGTAAATCCAATAAGGTAATCATCAACTCAAAAAAACGATAAAAGTAATGAGAGACTTTTAATATAACATAAAGGACAGCATACGGTCATATTAAATATGTCCTTTGACAAAGGAAGGATTAAAGAAAAGTAACGAATCCGTTGCTTTTTTATATTTTAAGGAGGATGAAGAATGATTGTAGAAACAAGGAGAACTGTATCAGGAACAGAATATTGGGATACGACAAAAAAGAGAAGCTTATTTGTACCAACCAGTGAAGAACCAGGATTCGAGGTAACTGTCAATCCTGAGAGTATGATTGCTAAGTTTGCTGACGATAAAGTGATTGATGTTAAAGTAATTGAATTAGATGATATGACAGTAAAAGAATTACGTGATTATGCTGCATCGATTAATGTTGAGATTCCAGCCGATGTTAAAAAGAAAGAAGACATCATTAAGTTACTATCATGAAGTACTGTGCTGAGCAAGGTTGCAAAACATTAATCGATAAAGGACGATACTGTCTCAATCATAAACGTAAACGAAATAAGACAGTTGTGTATTCAAAGAATAGATCATTCTATCGTACAAAAGCCTGGCAAGATTTAAAGTCATTTTGTTATCAAAGAGACAAAGGATTATGTCAGCGATGTAGAAGGTTTGTATTTGGTAAGCAAGCACATCATCATCATATTGTTCCAATTAAAATCAATCCTTCATTAAGATTAGATCCAGATAATATCGATACACTTTGTTCTAAGTGTCATCCGATTGTAGAAAGAGAAACAAATGAAAAATACCAGGAAAAGAAAAAGTTCGACTGGAAACTATAAGCCCCCCTATCGAAAAAAGAAACTCTGGCCTTATGGGGGGATAGGGAGTGGGGGTGCAAACGCGCACCTCAAAATGATTTTTTGAAAAAAATCCGTTTTTTTTAGGTGGTGATGTAAGGAATGGCCAGAAAATCAAAGGTCGTAATGGAAGCTGAAAAGAAAAAAGAACTCGAAGCGCAGCGTATTATGGATGTTTTGGTTGAAGCCGGGACTTATTCGCCAGCGCTTGATCCATTGATTGAAGTTTATCTTGATGCAGTCGAGATATACAGCGTTAAATATGGACTTTGGAAGAATTCCAATTTTCCAACAGTCCAAAAAACTAAGAATGTAAATGGTGATGTGAAAGAATCAAAGCATCCATTAGCTCAACAAGTTGAAGTTTGGTCGAAGCAAAAAGCGAGATATTTGGGGCAATTAGGACTGGATGGAAAGAACAAAGATTTAATCAAAAAAAGCGGGGTTCTTCTTGAAAAAGGAAAAGCTGAAAAAGAGTCCACGGAGTCTACTGATAACAACAAATTATTACAATTTAGGCAGAGGTTGAATCGATGATTGATTTTGAAACAAATTACGCTGATATATTCGTTTCTGAAGTAGACGCAGCCCCACACTTGTATCCTGATTCTATTAAGTTAGCAATCAAACGATATAAGAAATGGAAGAAGCGAAAAGATATTTGGTTTGACGTTGAAAAAGCGAATGCAATGATTTATTTCACAGAAACATTCTTAAAACATGCAAAAGGCAAATGGGCAGGGCATCCATTGATTTTAGAGTCCTGGCAAAAATTTTACTTTGCTAACATTTATGGTTGGCAAAAATATAATGAAGATGGTAAAGCGGTGCGAGTCATTCGTACGGCTTATTTGCAAGTTCCAAAGAAGAACGGAAAAACAATTATGGGCGGTTCGCCCGTTATTTATGCGATGTACGGTGAAGGTGTAAAAGGTGCTGATTGTTATATTTCCGCTAATACTTTTGAACAATGTCAAAACGCCGCCGGACCGATTGCATTAACAATTGAAAATAGTCCAGATTTACGATCAGATACACGTATCTATAAAGGAAAAGAAGATACGATTAAATCAATTAAATATACATTTGTGGAAGATGATATGAAATATGCGAATGTCATCAAGGTTCTGACAAAAGATAACGCGGGTAACGAGGGTAAAAACCCGTATATCAATTATTTTGATGAAGTTCATGCTCAAATGGACCGTGAACAATACGATAACCTACGTTCGGCACAAATTGCACAGGAAGAACCACTCAACATCATCACTTCCACAGCAGGAAAGAATACCGGCTCGCTTGGAACTCAAATTTATACCTATGCAAAAGAAGTATTGAATGGGGATAAAGATGATTCTTGGTTCATGATGATCTATGAGCCTAACAAAAAGTTTGATTGGGAAGACCGTAAAGTTTGGCGAATGGTTAATCCAAATATGGATGTATCAGTTAACATGGAGTTTCTTGAAAATGCATGTAAAGAAGCTCAAAATAATAGCTTTAATAAGGCGGAGTTCTTATCAAAGCACTTAGATGTGTTCGTTAACTATGCTGAAACGTATTTTGATAAAGACCAATTGGATAAAATGCTTGTGGATAATTTGGGAGGTGTCGAAGGGCTAACTTGTGTTGTCGGTGTGGACTTATCAAGACGTACAGATTTAACTTGTGTATCGATAAATATTCCAACTTATGATGAAGAGGGAAAAGCAATTCTAAAAGTAAAGCAAATGTATTTTATTCCGGAGTTTGGAATTGAAGATAAAGAACAACAGAGAAATGTTCCGTATCGGGCTTTTGCTGAACACGGATTTGCAACAATTTGCCCTGGGAAAACAGTTGATGAAGAAATGGTAAACGAGTATGTGGAATGGGTATTTGAACATTTTGACTTACGTCAAATCAATTATGACCAGGCGCTTGCTGAAAAACTTGTTGAGAAGTGGGAAATGCTCGGTATTCCGTGTGTGGAAGTTCCTCAGTACCCAACTCATATGAATGAACCACTTGATGATTTTGAAATATTATTGCTTCAAGATCGTGTAATAACTGATAATCAACTATTAATCTATTGTGCAAGTAATGCAAAAGTAGTTACTAATATTAATAATTTAAAAACACCATCTAAACGTAAATCACCAGAGCATATCGATGGTTTCGTGGCTATGTTAATTGGCCACAAAGAAACATTGAATATGATGGAAGATGCGATTCCGGAAGATGATTATGATGAATACTTAGATGATATTTATAGATAGAGGTGGTAAGAAATTGGGTGTAAGGGATAGGTTTTCAAACTTTTTATTTAGACAGGCTGAAAGGCGTGGTTTTCTTGATGATGTGTTAGGTAAAAGTATTCGTTACGGTGGTGTGTATGTTACGGATTCAAACATCTTACAATCTAGCGATGTGTACGAATTGCTGCAAGATATTAGTAATCAAATGGTATTGGCTGATATTGTTGTGGAAGATGAATTTGGTAATGAAATGAAAGATGATATTGCACTTCGTATTTTAAAGAATCCTAATAATTATCTAACGCAATCTGAATTTATTAAATTAATGACAAATACCTATTTACTCGAGGGAGAAACGTTCCCTATATTAAATGGCACTCAAATACATTTAGCTTCAAATGTATTTACAGAGCTAGATGATAATTTAGTAGAACATTTTAATATCGGTGGTCAAGAGGTTCCTTCTTTTATGATTCGTCATGTGAAAAATATTGGTGCAGATCATTTAAGAGGAAAAGGTCTTCTTGATTTGGGAAGAGATACACTCGAGGGTGTTATGTCAGCTGAAAAAACGTTAACTGATAAATACAAAAAGGGTGGATTGTTAGCATTTTTACTTAAGTTAGATGCTCATATCAATCCGCAGAATGGTACGCAGTCAAAGTTAATAAAAAAGATTTTAGATCAACTGGAATCCATCGATGAATCACGATCTGTAAAAATGATTCCGCTTGGAAAAGGGTACTCAATTGACACGCTTAAAAGCCCATTAGACGACGAAAAGACCCTAGCATACCTAAATGTATATAAGAAAGACTTAGGTAAGTTTTTAGGCATCAATGTGGATACATACACAGAGTTAATCAAAGAAGATATTGAGAAAGCAATGATGTATATCCACAATAAAGCAGTTAGACCAATCATGAAAAATTTTGAAGACCATTTGAGTCTTCTTTTTTATGGCCAAAATTCCGGGAAACGAATTAAATTTAAGATTAATATTCTTGATTTTGTCACTTATAGCAACAAGACAAATATCGGTTACAACCTTGTACGTACAGCCATTACTTCACCTGATAATGTCGCCGATATGCTTGGATTCCCTAAACAAAATACAAAGGAATCACAAGCTATTTATATTTCAAATGACTTGACTGAAATCGGAAAGAAAGAAGCGGTAGATGGTTCATTGGGAGGAGGGAAAGAAGATGAAGGAAATAGCATTACGAGTTGATGGGATTAATGAAGTACCTCGCATATTAGTAGATGGACGAGAAATTAAAAATATCGTTGCTATCGATTTTAATTGGGGTTCATCAGGTCCTTGTTTTCACGGTAAATCTTTTATAAGAATTGAATATATCGAAGAAAATACCGTCAAATCGATTTCTATTGATAGACTTGGCCCACCAACGAAGGGAGGTGACGGCATTGAAAATTGAGGTCCGAGGGAATCAAGTCATACTGGATGGCTATGTGAATGTTGTGGACAGAGAAAGTCGAATGTTACCTTCACCAAGAGGATATTTCAAAGAGAGAATTGTCCCTAAGACGTTTGAAAAAGCACTGAAGAAAGCAAAGAATGTGGACTTGCTTTTTAACCATGATAAAAATAGAAATCTTGGTTCTATTGAAAACGGAAATCTGGAATTGTATGAAGACAATATCGGATTAAGAGCCATCGCTACAGTTACAGATGAACAAGTAATTGAGAAGGCAAGGAATAAAGAATTACGTGGTTGGTCATTTGGCTTTGTTTCTGAAAAAGATTCGTGGGAAGAGGGCGAATCTGGTGTTCAAAAACGATCTATTGAAGAATTAGAGCTTTTAGAAGTTTCTATTTTGGATATGACACCAGCTTATGTTGCAACTTCTATTGAAACCAGGGGCGAAAATACAGCCATGATTGAAATGAGAAGTGAAGAAGCAGCTGTAAAAACAATTGTGGAAGATGATACGGAAGAAAGAAGTAATCTTATTAAACAAATAAAAAAAGTCTTGGAGGAAAATTAACATGAATTTAAAAGAAATCTTAAAAGCATCTCAAGCACGAAATAAAGCTCGATTAGCAGAATTGCAAGGGAAAGTAGAGAAGGGTGAAGTTCGTTCAGAAGAATTAGCAGCTGTTAAGGCTGAGGTAGAAGCGTTAACAAAAGAAGCACAAACTCTCGCTGATGAGTTAGCGAAGTTAGAAGAGAAAGAAGAAAAAGAAGAAGATCCAGACAAAAAGAAAGACGATGATCCTGATAAAAAAGAAGATCCAGCAGCAAAAGAAAATCCAACTGCAAAAACTGAACTGTCAGAAGAACAACGTTCAGCTATTTCAGCATCTATCGCAGCAGCTCTGTCTACTAAAGGCCATAAATCTACTAAAAACAAAGAAACAGAAACTCGTTCAGCGTTTGCTAATTATATTGTGGGTAATATCGATGAAAAGGAAGCCCGTGCATTAGGATTAGTGACTGGTAATGGTGCTGTTACAATCCCGGATTTCTTAAGCAAAGAAATTATTACGTATGCGCAAGAAGAAAACTTCTTACGTCGATTAGGAACAGGAGTAAAAACAAAAGAAAATATTAAGTATCCTGTTTTAGTTAAAAAGGCAGAAGCACAAGGTCATAAAAATGAGCGAACAAATAATGAAATGCCAGAAACGGATATCGAGTTTGATGAAATCGAATTATCACCAACGGAATTTGATGCACTTGCTACAGTAACGAAAAAATTATTAGCACGTACAGGTTTACCGATTGAACAAATTGTTATGGACGAGCTGAAAAAAGCTTATGTTCGTAAAGAAACTCAATATATGGTGAATGGTGATGAAGCGAATAACATAAATGACGGTGCATTAGCAAAGAAAGCTGTTGCGTTTAAAACGGATGAAAAGAATCTTTATGATGCATTAGTAAAAATGAAAAATACACCTGTTAAAGAAGTACGTAAAAAAGCACGATGGGTATTAAATACAGCAGCACTAACAAAAATTGAAACGATGAAAACAGATGATGGTTTCCCATTACTTCGTCCATTCAATCAAGCGGAAGGTGGGATTGG